GCCTTGCGCGACGAGAGGTCAAAAAACACCGTGGCGTCGGCATCGTAGATAGGCTCGATACAGATGCGCGTGCGTTCATCTTCCTCGTCGTCAGGGTCCACGCGGTCGTGGCGCAACTCCACCGCACCGATGCCACCGCTCACGGCCTCGCGAAGCATGTTCTGGTAGGCGGCATCGGCGTCGCTCTCGTACTCGTCGGCGCGCAGCTTGCCTTGCACCAAGTCGACAAGGCGGTCATCGGCGTCGGTTTTGCTCGAGCGCGGCACAAACGTCACGCCAATACGGCTGTTCGTGATGTCGTTGATGATGCGCTTCACCGACAACTTGATCTTGTTGAACTCCATTTGCGGGCGGCCAAGCAGTTGCTCGCTCAGCGGGCCCTCCCATTGCGCGCCTGGCACGCTGCAGAAGCGCCGGTCTTGCAGGCACTGCATGCGCTCGTCTCGCAGGGCCGATTGGACCTTGTCGAACTCGTCGAGGGCCTCGGCGTGGATGCGCTCATGTCGGGCTTGCTTGGATTCACGAGGCATCTACCACCTGCTCTCTGTCGGGATGTCGACGACGGGACGCCGTATCGCTTTCGAGGTCTTGCGTGCAGCCTCACAGGCGTAGCGTAGGGCATCGATGCAGTTGGACACCAGCACGCCACCCACGACGAACTCGTGGTGCTCTTCAACTGTCAGATCGTACACGCGTGCGCAACGTCCTGCCTCTTTGACGTCCACCACATGACCGGGAGCAAGCCCATCGGTGCCTAGGACGCCATTTCCGGGGGCCAACGCATCGGCACGCACAAACCCTTTCGACGTCCACACCTCATGGTCTGGCGTGCAAAAAAACGACCCAACCGTCGTCGTCACTCGCACGATGTCCCGATCATAGTCGGTGATGCCAGCGAACAAGACCGGTCGCCATCCGCCTCGAGTCATCACGCGGTCATCCGTCGTGACCTCTTCGATGGGCACCTGCCCGCGCTCGCACAGCACCAACTCGCCCTCGGCTATGCAGTGGTTGTCCTTGTCGGCGAGGATGGGCAGCACGTTGCCCGCCTCGTCTGCCTTGTAGCTGTAGGTCTTGAGCTCGCGGATGACGTACTCGCACCGGGGATGAATCACCAAGTCATAGCTGCGCAGCCACTCAATCCCCTCTTCGACGGACCGCGCGCCCTTTGACGCCGCCATGACCTTCGGGAAGCCATGCTTCTGCAGATGGCTGATGGTCTCGGGCCTGGCGTTGTCGGCGAAGATGGGCCACTTGGTCGACTCAGGCACCGTCGAGAACAGCGCAGGCGTGTCGACGATCTCACACCCGATGCGGTACGCCTCATGGTCGATGAACAGCGTACGCCCAATGACGTGACAACGCACAAGCACGGTTGGATCAACGCTAAAGCCCCAATCGGCACCGAAGCGGTGGTGAGCATCGGCCGGCGCCTCAAACTCCTCAACGCGCCAGTTTTTGAACACCAACCGATGAGCCATGGTGGCGTAAGCGCCAAGCCAGACATGCGTGTATTTCTCATAGTCCCGGCGCCGGTCGTACTCCATTTCCTCTCGGAGCACGTCGGGGAACCATGGATTGTCGGTGAAGTTGACCTCGACAACGATGGCGCCATCGGGCGGGGTCTGGCCGCGCAACAGGCGCTCAATTGGGTCGTCGGGGCTGTGCGGATTCCACGTGAACCAGAGCTCGCTACCGGGCTTGCGGATGGTCGGGCGCAACAGGTCCAGGCTCTTCTGGCTCAAGCTTTGAGCCTCTTCGACCCATGCGCAGTCAAAGCCCTCAAGCGACTTGACGCTGTCGGCGGTGTGATCCTGCATGCCGACGAAGATGATGCGGCCGCGCCCTTGCCTGGACAGTATCTCGGTCTTCTGGACCTCAAACAGATGCCCGACGCCGAGCTCTTCGATCTTGTCTTCAATGAGCCGCTTGACTGACTGTGCAAGGCTTTTTTGCACCTCTCGGACGCAGACCGTCGAGTAGTGGGGATCGGCAACGTGGTTGATCACCACCGCCGTAGCGAACTCATGCGACTTGCCAGACCCACGACCGCCGTGAGCGCCCTTGTAGCGCGCGTGACGCTGCAAAGGCGCGGCCCACCTTGGCGTAGGCACATCAAGGGCTGTCTGGGTCATCTTTCGCCTTGTCGACGATGATGCGGCGAATGACGTTGATGTCGCCGCTCATCTGAATCTTGTCCGGCATGTCTAACGACAGGAACTTGGCTCGCCGCTCTTGTATCCGCAACACCCGATCGATGGCTTGCACATCACCGCGTCGTGCCTGATCCCAGATTCCAAGTAGCATGACGTCGAGTCTGTCGAGCTCAAGCTGACGAACCTCCTTCGCCTCTTCAGTGCAGACATCAGAAAGCGCCGCAAGCGCCCGAGCGACAGCACCACGGGCGCCTTCGCGAGTGATGCCGACGCGTTCTGCGATTTGATCGTAGGTGGCGCCTGCTTTGCGAAGCGACAAGCATTCGCGCTCGCGGTCTTTTGCGAGCACCATGCTTTTTGCAGTTGGTCGTCGAGCGCCTTTAGGCATTTGGAGCGTCCGGGTCAGTGCTGCCCTGCCGTTCTTCTGGGTGGTCCCCGGAAGTCTCGCTGGAGCGGACGCGTTTCGGGTATGGCTTCGACAATGGGAGGATAGTGGATCTCATGGCGTCGTCAAGAGGCATGAGATAGCGGTGTTTGCCAAGTGTCTGCGTTTTGATTGCTCCAATAGGGACAGCAGACCTGCTGCTTGACTGCCCAAACTGGTTGCCTGTGAATGCGCGCTTGTTCAGCCTTGATCCATCTGGCATTCGATAATCGAAGGATTTTGACGTCTGACCAGAATACACCCACCCGCATGCTTGATAAATGCCGCCGTGGTGGCCCTGCTCAGGATCAGCAAAAGACACTACCATCCGCAGATTTGGGCTATTCTTCTTCAAAAACCTGACGGCCAACGCCAAAAACTGACTGACAGGTTGCTTGTGTTTTCTCATCGCAACGCGGACAAGCTCACAGCACTCTGTCATCCCAAGACTGTACGGCGCCCCTAGGTCTTTGTTGGCCCCTCTCGAGAAAACAGCTACACCAACAAAGACCTTGTCCTCCCAGCAGCCGACAAAGACATATGGCGGCATTGGCATACTCTTGGTGTAATGCCAATGCTCGCAGGCATACTTCGCTGCCTCATGCGTAGCCCAGTCGACGCGCAGATCAGCCTTCATGCTTCCTCGCGTCAAAAGAGTGTGAGCAAGACGGACATCGCACCATCTTTGGTGCGAGCTCGTCCAGTTGGCCTTGGTCGCTTTCAGAGCCAGGGCTGAAGTCTGGTGCGGCCTCAAGCAATCCATCTAGCGAGACGGCAGCAAACAACTCAGGCCCGATTCCCTCCTGAATCTCAATCAGCAGAGTCTGTAGCGTGTCGTCAAACTCACCCGCAATGTGCGGGTTGTTCAGCGCCACATTCAACGCCTTCTCGTCGGCCTCGTCGAGATCGACCCAAGTGACAGGGATGTCATGCACTCCGGCAGCTTTCAGTGCCGCAAGTCGCTGATGCCCGCCAATCACGACACGATTGCGAGAGTTGACAACGATGTCTTGAACAACGCCCCACCGCTCGATGGATGCCTGTAAGCCCTTTAGAGCCTCTTTGGATATCTTGCGAGGATTGTATGCAGCCGGCCGCAAAGTGTCTGCGCGCTCGACACTGCGACGCACCAGAGGTGCGGCATTGCGAGGACTTGTCATGCACGCATTCTAGCGCCCTGCGCCCCACAAAACAATGCCCGGCCAACGCACCATGCGCAGCCGGGCAGCCACGTTGTTGCGGGGTGGCGAGCTGAGGGTAGCACAAAAGCGCAACCCCACCAAGGCTGCGTGCGCATGGTGGGGTCACCGTCAGGACAAGGGGTGGGAGAAGACCCGACGTGGGGGCAAGGTAGCGCGCCACCGAAGCGACGTCAACAGCGCGCTTGTAAGCCTCTGTGTCTGTTTTAGAAAAAAGCCATCTATCCGATCGACAGATCAGAGTTATTTCTTCATGATTAGAGAGCAACTCAAAATCGCCCTCTAAGAGAACCCCCGTTGAAATATGAAAGAACTCTTCAACGGGGATTCTTATGTAGCTCCCCCGAAGGGGGAGCACCGAGCATGTCACATCATGCCGTCAAGCGCAAGGTGATGGCGTTCCTGCCTCCTGTCGCAATCTTCTGGACTTGCAGCCGCTCTTCTTGCACTAGCCTGTCCAGAATCTGATCGAGCCCCATTGCATCGAGGCGCTGGCAAGCCCGCAGAAGCGCCGACCGCTGGACCCATCCGTCGTTGTCGGCCAGCTTCCTGATGGCGTTCTCGACGTAGGCAATCCGGCCAGCCACGTCGTCCCATGACGGCGCCCGGTTGTCCCGCAGTGACCGAGCGATCGTCCACGCCGATGCCTCGACGATGTCAATTGCCACCTGGGCAACCTCGGCAGTCACAACCGGCCAAGCTGGCCACTCGCAGCGGAGAATGGCCAAACAAAGCGCCACGCGCGTGGCTTGCTCTGCACACCGACCGAGTAAAGCTGGGGGGACGTCGCCTTCCTCCGGGTCGCGCCGCCGGTCGTCGCAGGCTTCAGCGTAGGCCGCGAGCAAATCAGCCCCGCCGGCATCCTCGACCTCATCGGGGCGATACATCGTTAACGTGGCGCCCTGCGCACTGTCTCCCAGCTCAGGATGACCTCGGTACCATGCTTCGTGTGACTCTCTGCAGGCCTTGACGGCGCTCGCCACAACTGCAGGGACAGCGCTTGTCCCCGGTGCTGCCCGCTGTCGACGTGGCAACGTCGCCAGCCCCTCGCACCACAAGTGGCGTCCCATGAATCCATCGTCGACCGCCATTTGGCCGATCGCGTCATGCAGCGCCGCCGGGGTCGACGACCCAAAGATCGACAGGGCTGGCGCCGTGAGGATGCGGTCCTTTCCGCCCTTTGTGGCCGAGGTTGCAGCCACATAGGAGCCGGTTCCGATGGTCGCCAGCGTCAGGAGGAGCGCTCGCATGTCCCGCTGATGG